GATTGTGTTATCTTAAAGATAGAAGATGTTGAGGTGTTTAATTTATGAAGATAAAAGACTCAGAAATTCACGAGCAGGTAACTGTCACTTATTGTTTCAGGCTTCCTATCCACAAGCGAGAACTAGACACATTCTCTAAAGCGGAAGATTATGAGGCCGCTCTTCTCGACATTTATGAAAAATGTAGAGAAGTTTGGAAGTATCAAGAAAACCCTTCAAAAGATTGTTTGAAATTAGCCAATGAAATCTTAGAACGAGGACTTATCCAATGATCGGAAATGATTCAATAGCTAGGTATGAATTTAAGTACCCAGCTCATGAGTACGAGAATAACAGCGCCACTAAATCTCACATGTATGAGACCACCCTCAAAGAGATTTATAGCAAATGTCAACACATCTGGAAGCACGATGATGTGGCCTCAAAAGACTGCTATGATCTATCGCAGGAAATAGGAGTTTTAATCTCCAGAACAGGAATGAATAAATGAAGGAAAATTATTTGGAGTGGTTTGATGTAAAAGATAAACTTCCTCCCTTCGGTGATCTTGTTCTTGCTATAGATGAGGATGAACTAGGGCAGTTGATTTTCATAGCCAAGAGAAAACTCTTAAATTCTGGAGTTGAGATTTTTGATGCGTGGGAAGATGTCGGAGGGCCTGTAACCGTTCATAGATGGGCGCATATTCCACTCCCTGATAAAGAAGTTAAATCTGATACTTAGTTAAAAATTCGGCATGCTGTGAGCGCTTATTCGGCATTCCAACCGCATTAAATTAATTTTTATTGCCAATTTTATCTCCTAAGAATATTGTAATTAAAGAATTGTTTTTAATGCATTCACACCGGAGGGAAGATGTCTTCTATAACCCCCGTTCGAGCACGAGATATTACATTTGAGTTCAACAACTCTTGTAATTGCTGCAGGCCATTCAAAAGAAAAAGCATATCCGATCAAACTCCCATGTACGTTCATGTTTCTGGCAAGTCAGAGCCTTTTAGCATTAAAAAAGCTCAAGACGAACTCGCGTCAATCAGGAAGTCTATATCTGTAATTAGAGAAATCATAGGAGAAAACTCTATCGTCAACGAAAGAGACATCCAGGATGTAACCAGAAAACTAGAAACAGAGATCGGCACAGTTCTTGAAGATGAGCCACCAACCCATGTCACATTTGGAACGTTGAGTAAGATTAAAACAGTGATCGCATCTTTGTTTTATGATGAGAGTGCAATGTAGTCGTTTTTTGAACTGAACTCTATGATGGTAAGATAAATACTGCGATAAAATGCCTATTGGATTAGTATAAAGTTAAAATTTAGGTTTTACATATGCGCCACATACAAGTATCGGAAGAATATTTAGAATCTCTTTGCGAGTGGATGCTTGAATGGTCAAGTAAAAAAGACTCTTATACCCTCCCTCAATTCCTAGACTGGAAAGGTCTCGGATTTCCCTATCTCAAACAATTCTGTAGTCAATCTGAAAAGGTGAGAAACACGTATGAAGTGATGAAAGCCAGGCTTCACAACAGGTGGATGCACATGGTTTTAACTTTAGACGAGCTTCCAGCCCATAGGGCAAAGGTTGTACTTCGTTACATCCGTTTGTACGACTCGCATGCACTGTTTGAAGAAAGAGAAATGAAAAGGGCAGTAGAGGAAACTCGTGCAACCACTGAGATGAAATTATACGCGGATAACTATGCCAGAGAAGAGCTTCAACAGCCTTATCGAGGAATCTATGAAAGGAACGATGACAAACGTAGAGGTGGAAAGGAGTCTTAATTCTTTCAAGCCTCGTTGTTATCAATCTCCGATTCTTAAAGCGCTGGACAGCGGGTTCAAGCGCGTTTTAGCTATACTTCCTCGCCGAGCCGGAAAAGATATCACCGCATTAAATTATGTCATCAGACAAATGTGGGAGCATCCCGGAGTTTATTATTACATCTTTCCAACTTACTCACAGGCTAAAAAAGTAATCTGGGACTCGATGACCAACGATGGTCAAAGAATTCTTGACTACTTCCCTGATGACCTAGTGACTCAGAAGAATTCCCAAGAAATGAAAATTAGGATGACGGCGAAAAATGGACAAGAATCTTTATTCCAGCTTGTGGGATCTGATAACTACGATTCCCTTATGGGTACAAATCCATGTGGCGTGGTTTTCTCTGAGTATGCTCTACAGGATCCCCGGGCCTATCAATATATTCGCCCTATCTTAACAGCCAACCAAGGGTGGGCTCTATTTATTTCTACGCCAAGGGGGAAAAATCACCTATGGAGCTTAGCGCAGCTTGCTCAAAGGTCCCCTGATTGGTTTTATATCAAGCTATCAGTTGAAGACACCAACCACATCCCTTTATCAGAAATTGAAAAAGAACGCGCAGACGGCCTTATGTCTGAAGATATGATCCAACAAGAGTATTATACTTCATTTGACATGGGTATTGACGGATCTTTTTATGCTAAATACATCGACAAGATGAAACGTGAGCAAAAGATCGGTTATGTCGAGTGGGAGAATGGTTTCCAGGTACACACCGCTTGGGATATTGGAGTACGAGATTCAACCACGATTATATTCTTTCAGACAATCGGACAGTCGGTGCGCATCATAGATTGTTATGAGAACAATTCTGAGGGGATAGAGCACTATGTAGAGGTGGTCAATAGCAAGCCTTATACTTACGGAAAACACATCGCACCGCACGACATTAGAGTTCGTGAGTGGGGGTCGGGAATAACACGTGTAGAAAAGGCGAGGCAGCTAGGCATTAAATTTACTCTTGCTGATGACTATTCAATTCAGGACGGGATCGAGGCCTCTAGGACTCTTTTTTCAAAGCTTTGGATTGATGACAAAAAGTGCGGCCCATTGATTAAGGCTTTGGAAAACTACCGCAAAGAATATGACACCAAGAGAGACATCTATTACGCAAGGCCACTCCATGATTGGAGCTCTCATTTTGCTGATTGTTTTAGGTATCTGGCTATTTCACTTCCCAAAACACGAGATGGGTTAACTAAAGAAGAGCTAGACGCAAGATATCATAGAGCGATGCACGGAAATCAGGCGAACTTACCGCCAATATTTAGAGACAGTCAACAACAAGGAATACGATAATGACTTTATGGAATAATCCTGGGGGGAATAACTTTTGGGCAGATAGATCGAAAGACGAGAGAGGGCTTAAGCAGCTCATGGCTGACAGTTATGCTCAAAGCATTACCCTTAATCAAAGTTTTTGGTCAGAAGCTGATATGGATGCTCGTTTTAAGGCTGGCGATCAGACCCTTTGGAATGATGTTTTCGGCAACCTTCCAGCTTCCAAAAGAAAAACCTTCAACTTTAATCGAATTCGACGGGTTTGTAGTATGATTACGGGTCATCAGCGCAGAAATAGAAAGTCTTCCGTGGTGGTTCCAATCGAAAATTCCGACGAAGAAACAGCTAATTTATTTTCAAAAGCAATGCTATGGGCAATGCAAAATGACAACACTCTAGAGACTATCTCAGAAGCTTTTGATGGAGCGGTAACTACAGGAATGAACCTATTGTCTGTCTGGATGGACTATAGAGCTGACCCAATAAATGGAGACATAAAGGTTGATAACGTTTCTTACAACGGCTATCTAATTGATCCTTTTTTTAAGAAGCACGACCTATCTGACTGCAACTTTATTTGGACTAGAAAATGGCTTAACAAGAAACAGATTGCATCTCTTTTACCAGAGAGGCGTGATGATATTGAGGCCATGTCTGCCAAAGGATCTCGCGATGGAAAGTTCCAGTTTATGCCTGAGTCATACAATTTTGGAATGGAGGACCTACTCACCTATGATGAGTATTGGTATAGAGATTACCGGAGTCAAAAACTGCTTGTTGATATCAAGACTGGAGAAACCATGGAGTGGAGGGGAAGTGATGAATACCTTACCCGTTTTACCTCTAAATTTTCCGAGCTGACTGTTATCGATAACCAAATTCAAACCGTTAAACTTGGAATTGTCGTACAGGGACAGGTGATGTACCACGGGGATAATCCGATGGGTATCGACACCTATCCTTTTGTCCCTGTTCTTGGGTATTATGAACCTCAAATACCAGACTTTTCACTTCGAGTTCAGGGTGTGGTAAGAGGGCTGAGAGACGCACAGTATCTATACAACAGACGAAAAGTTATTGAGCTGGATATCCTGGAGTCACAGATAAATTCTGGTTGGAAGTACAAAGAAGACGCTCTAGTTAACCCTGAAGATGTGTTTCTAAATGGGCAAGGGCGCGGGCTAGCTCTTAAACAAGAATCAAACATGTCTGATGTCGAGAGGATTCAGGCTCCGGCCATTCCTCAGTCGATGTTGGAGCTTTCAAAGCAGCTTGGCGATGAAATTCAACAGATATCCGGCGTTAACGAAGAACTTTTAGGGTCTGCTGATGATGATAAGTCAGGAATTCTTTCTATGCTAAGACAAGGGGCGGGCCTGACAACTCTTCAAGTCTTGTTTGACCAACTTGATTACTCTCAAAAACTACTTGGGAGAATCACTATATCTCTTATGCAAAATAACTTCTCTCCAGGAAAAATGAAACGCATTACTGGTGAAGAGCCCACCCCCCAATTTTATAACAAAGCATTTGGAAAATATGATGCTGCTGTTGAGGAAGGCCTCAATACAAGTACTCAAAGACAAATGCAATTTAAACAGCTTCTCGCTCTTAGAGAGGTTGGAATCCCTGTACCAACAGACCTGCTTTTGAAATCATCTACGCTTCAAAACAAAAAAGAGCTCGTGGATGCGATAGGAAATCAAGAGCAGAGCAAAAACCAGATGCAAATGATGCAACTGGAGCTAGCTTTGAAAGAGCAGCAGGCTAAAATAAAAGACCTCGAATCACGGGCAGAGGCAAACGCTGGGCTTGGACTCGAAAGAGCGTCACGCGTTGTTGAAAACCGTGCTCTTGCCGTAGAGCGTCTAGCAGAGTCCGAAAAAGACAAAGAGCTTGGTACACTTCATCAGATTAAAGCGATGAAGGAGCTCGAATCTATGGATCTTAATCATCTGGAACGTCTATTCCAGATGACCGAAGCGATAAAGTCTCACGAGAGTGCTTCAGAGCAGGAAGAGAAAGTAAGAGTACAGACCCCAAACGTTGAAGAAATAGCCGTAATGGCACAAGGAGAAAACAATGGTTAAGAAATATTTTCAAGACAAGAAAGACCGCGCAGATGAGTCTCGCGGCATGAAAAAATACGAAGAATCCAGAAAAATGGATTCAAGTTATTACGGAATGATTTCAGAGGATCATTCTAAGACTGCAAATCTTCCTCAAGAAGTTATTCAAAAGGCATACCCTAAGACAAGATATTTTAATTCTTCTGAATTAGATGACACTATTCGTGGTCTTGATGACACTCGTAATGACGATATCAGAAAGATGAGTCGATACGAATCTGACTCCAAAGGGTAGGTTACATTATGGCAATGCCCCGACCAACTGGAGAAGCTTTATGGATAGCAAGACAGGTAGTTCCTGGAATGGCTAACCAAGGTAAAGAAAAAAAGGTTGTCGAAAAGGATAGCCGTAAGGGGTCTCTATCTCGTGTAGAGATCATGCAAACGAATAACATCAAAAATAAAAGGAAGTTCTAGCGAGCTTAAGTAAATTTTATGAAAAGAAGAGTACAAGGTTATAATGACCGTTTAGATGAGAGCCTTGGCGATCGTCATTCAGGAAAGCATACTCAGTCTTTTAAAGATCGTCGTGATGAATCAAAGGCGATGGAAAAGAAAGACACGGGTCATGCTTATGCAGGTGATAAAGGGATGGATAAAGCGTATGAGCACCATATGGCTCACGCGCATCATAAATTCCTAGCTAATAAGCATAAAAAAGCTATGCATAAAAAGTAAAAACCTAGAGGAATCAGAGTAAACTCCTGTAGGCTATTTCTAGAATAGCCGTCCTCTTTTTTCAATTAGTATTTAATTTAGGTGCGAATCTTTCGGACTTAAGGGGCATAAAAAGGGGATGTATAATGGTTATTAAAAAAAAATCAGCAGAAAGAAAAAAAACAGCTGCCAAGCCCTCCAAAAAAGTTTCGGTTGCTAAGGGAGTTAAGGAGTCTGCAAAAAAGGTTTTAGCGGATAGAAAAAAACCCGGTGGCAGCAATGTTGGCGAGTACAAAAAAGTCTCTAAAGGCGGATTTTGTGGACCTAGCGGAGGCGCTCCAAAGGGTAGCTACCCCGTCAATACACCTAAGCGAAGACGCGCTGCATTATCACTGGCCCACAACGCTCCAAATCCATCAGGAATCAGGGAATGCGTAAAGAGAAAAACAAGGTAAGTGATGCTATTTTTTGTTGTTTAAATAAAAAGGCATAAGCTATGGTTAATATATATTTATATTTTTAACTATAAGTTATGACAAAAATCAAATCAACGACCCCTCGTACAGAGAATATAGGCAAAATTGCAACCGATCTTCAGAAAAAAGATGATCTTCAGAGTGATTCTATCGAACTTCAACGTGAGATTCATAAAGGATCTAATTCGAAGAAAACATTCGAAGAAGAACTAATGACCACAGTTGAGAGGGGCATGAATGACCCTAAGATTGAGGGTAATTTTTTTGTGGTCGTTCTTAATAAGAAAGAGCGCCTGTTACAAAATATAATTAGACAATACTTTTTCTATAGACAAAGCTGTCCATCTCCGGACTTTGATCAGTCAGTTTACCGCATCTACCGAAAGAGTGGACGAATCCAATATTTATGGACAGTTCCAGACAATGTGTCTTGCAATAATCTTCCTCACATGAAGAAGGATCTGCCTCCGGAGCAGATGCAGCTAGTGTATATGACAGAGGCTTTTAACTGCGGAGCATTAGACCGTTACGCGGATAAAATTAGCAGAGAAAAAGTCTCAGAATAACCACAACTATCTTGTTGTTAATTAAAATTTAAATTATTATATGCGCGGTACTTTTCGAATGGCCCTCGTTACCGGCTGTGCCAAAGCTGACGTATAAGCGTAATCGTCGAACGCACCTAGGAGAACATGGAAGAAGATCAATCAAACGTAGTAGAAGAAATTCAGCAACAGGACGTCGTTGCCCCTAATGATGAGTCGCAGACTCAAAACCATTCTCCAGAAGCTGAGCAGAGAGAGGAGAAGATTCGTTATTCTAAAGATGAGAACCTTTACCGACTTCGCGAAGCAAAAGAACAGCTTGAGAAAGAGAACAGAGAATTGCGTCAAATGCAGCAAAAAGAAAGCTCTTCGGAAGAAGATTTTTCTATTGATGATGACGACTTAGTAGACGGAAGGACTGTAAAGAAGCTTTACACTGAGCTTAAAGAACTAAAGAAATTTAGAACTTCTTATGAGAGTGAAAGGCAGTCCAACATTCCCGACCGTCTAAAGACAAAGTTTTCTGACTTTGACCAGGTTGTTACTAAAGAAAATATAGAGAAATTAAAACAAATCGAGCCAGAAATGTATGCTTCAATTACATCTGGATCTGATCTCTATACTAAAGGTGTTTCGGCTTATAAAACTCTTAAAGCGATGGGTATTGTTAAAGAAGATCATTACAAATCACAGAAAGAACAAGTACATCAAAATCATTCAAAGCCTGTTTCAACACAGGCAATACGTGGTCAAGGTGCACTTTCTGAGGCGAACATGTTTGCTAGGGGATTGACTCCAGAGTTGAAGAGACAGCTGCAGAATGAAATGAGTGAAGCGGCTAAGGCTCGGTAATTACCGAGGTAAAAGATGACAACAACCACCACATTGTTACCGGCACCGGTTCAGCAGAGTTTTTCTTATAAACTTTTATCTGTCCCAGTACCTAATATGATCCACAATATCCCAGCCATGCGTAAGCAAATGCCCCGTAACGGTGGTACTACTTTACGTATGAGAAGATATAACCCTTTAGCAACAGCTACTGTCCCATTAGGGAATACAGGGGTTACCCCACCAGCTCAAACATTAAGTGCAGTAAACATCGATGCAGAGATCGATTTCTATGGTACTTACATTATCCTGAACGAGCAAGTTACCTTGCAGAATCAGGACCCAGTACTTAACGAAGCAGCACAGCGACTAGGGGTTTCTTTACGTCAAACTGAAGATGAACTAACTCGTAACATGCTTTCTTCTACAGCATCTTTCCTAAACTGTACAGGTGGTAATAATGGAGACAATCCTGCTGAAATTACTCGTAGTGATGTAGACGGTGTTATTCGCACTCTAGCAGATAACAATGCTTACACCATTTCAGATAATATCGAAGGTGAAGACCGTTTTGGAACTGCACCTGTAAGAGATGCGTACATGGCTTTAGCATCTACACAATTAATCGGAGACTTAGAACAGGTTTCAGGATTTATTGCAAAAGCTCAATATCCTTTACCAACACAAGCATTGAGAGAGGAGTGGGGTTCTGTTTCTAACCTAAGATTCCTTCTTTCAAGTATCGGCGCTGTTTCCCCAAATAGCTCTCTACTTGGACAAGATGTCTATAGTATTTTCTGTGTTGGAATGGAAGCATATGCAACCATTGAGCAAGACGGATACAGCTCTCAGTTTATTTATAGACCACCTGTATATGATGGTCCATTAGCACTTAACTCTTCTGTGGGTTACAAGATGGCAACTGTTCCAAGAATCACAAATGATGCATGGGTTCTTAACCTTTCTTGCACATTAAACCCATAAGGAGAAAACAATGGATAGTACAATTATACAACAAGGCCGTTTTACTTCTGACGGTGTTTCTGAGGTTCTTTCATTACGTTCTGGTGTAGATTGGATGGAAGTAATCAATGAAACACAATTTGCAGCTCAGCAAACTCCAGGACGTGGAGTTAAATTTGAGTGGCAAAAGGGAATGGCAGCAGGACACGCTTTTGAATACTCAAAAGCAGATGGTGCTGACACTCTTCAGGCAGAAAAAGTTACTGCAGGAGGATTTACAGTTATAGATCCTAACGCTGGAGCAGAGGCTCCTGTTACAGGAACAAGCATTACAAACGCGAATCCTCCTGTTTGTACTGCTACTGCACATGGATATTCAAATGGCGACATAGTCATTTTGTCTAATCTTGTAACTATGCCCCAGATATCGTCCGGTAATGCCCTTTTTACTATTGGAAATGTGACAGCAAATACTTTTGAGTTGTCTTTTTTCGATGCTTCTGGAGCTAACTTTGTAGCTGAGACTGGATTTGTGGTTCGTAGAATACCGCCTTTCTCATGGAAAGGATCTTGGAATACTATTTCTTCTATTGCAACAGGGACAACCACAGCGGTAACTTTTTGTTTTAAAGAAGACGAGCTTATATATTCTATTGGATCTGTTTTGAAGTTTTCGGTTCCATCGGTATATGGGATGTCAGAAATAAATGGACTTCAGGGGATTATTTTGTCTTATACAGCAGCTACTAATACGTATATTGTTGATGTTGATTCTTCTGCATTTTCAGCGTTTGTGTGGCCTGCTGCGTCTGCAGTCCCACTGTCTCCACCTATTGCAATTCCTTTTGGATCTTCTGGGAATTCTTTAGGAGATGCTACTAACAACCTTGCAAATCTAAGCATTAAGCTTGGTGCTGGTATTGATGGACCAGCTGGTTCAACTGGTGATGTTATTTACTGGAAGGCCGGAAAGTCTTTTAGTATGAGTAATGCTTAAATAGTATTTTAGGGGGTTTTAGGACCCCCTTTTTTTTAACCAAAGGAATAATTATGTCAATGATAACGATGAGATCAGCATCTCCAAGAAAGACTTTTACTAAAGATGAATTAAAGAAGTTGGTCGAAAAAGATCACAAAATGGTAAAGGGAATCTTCAGATGTTATGAGCCTCGTGGAGGGTCCTTCACCTTTAGCTTTAAAAAGCATAAGGGAGATCAAATCCTAAAGTACACGATGGCGGATGGCGAAATTTATGACGTGCCGATGATGGTAGCAAAACATTTAAACCAAAATTGTTGGTATCCGCGTCATTCTCACGTATTAGATGTTAATGGAAATGCTACTGTTGACAGGAATACGAAGGTTAAAAGATGTAGCTTTGAAAGCTTAGAATTTCATATTGGCGAAGAATGAGTACACTTGCTCAAATAAGACTGAAGGTAAGAAAACTAACCGGAAGGCCTTCTCCTCAACAAATTTCGGATGCTCAGATAGATGACTATGTGAATACATTTTATCAATTTGATTTTCCAGAGTCTTTACGATTGGTAACTCAAGAGACTGTTTTTGAGTTTATGACCACAGAGAACGTTGACACGTATGATATGAATACTGTTTCCGTTTGGAATGGTCAGGAGAACATGCCAGCCGTAGATGCTTTTATTAATGTTAGTCCTCCCTGCTATATTGCAGGAACTAGAGCGGCGTGGTATCAGGACAGAACAGGTTTTTTTAATGCTTATCCACCACTTGCTCAAATAAATAATGTGGTATTGGGCAATAATGGTACCGGACCATATGCGACTACGTTGTCCAATTCTCCTATTGTTCCAGGATCTGTGACGGTTGGTGCTGTTGATTCTACTCAAACAGCCGCTAATTGCATTGATGTCCCTATTAATCGTGAAGTTGGAACGTGGAAACTTATAAATACCAATACCCCAATTGCTGGAAGTATAAATTATTTAACAGGGGCTCTAACGATTACTTTTAATAATACTATTCCAAGTGGGAATAAGGTTACTTTTACTGCTGTTCCCTATGTAACCGGGATTCCACAGTCAGTTTTATTTTATACCAATGTATTCACACTACGTCCTGTTCCTAGTGGTAGTTTCTTGGTCAAGGTGAATGCATTTAAAAGCCCAATCCACCTACTAAGTGATGGTGACTCCCCTCAGCTAAGGCAGTGGTGGCAGTATTTGGCATATGGGGCCTCAAAAAAGATATTTGAAGATTCTCAAGATAATGATGGCGTAAATTCAATTATGCCTGAGTTTAATCAGCAGCAGAGATTTGTTCTACGTAGAACAATTGTACAAAAAACTAACCAGCGAGTAGCTACTCTGTATTCCGAGCAGAATGGTCAAGGTGGTTCTAATTTCCCAAATCAATTCTAGGAGTAATAAATGGCTTACGATCCCAATACACCGGCAATTTCAACTGAAGATCCTTCAGCGAGTCAACCTAAGATTACTGCTAACTTTCAAGAGCTGAATACTTTTTTATCGGTTAATCATGAATCTTTAAATGACCCTGATCAAGGAAAGCACAAATTTGTGCAGATGCCCGAGCAGGTGGCAGCTCCTGTTACAGCAGCAAGTGAGGGGGCAATTTACACGAAAGAAAATACCCAAACATCAACGACTGACGCATATTTTAGAACAGAGTCTGCTGGGTCAGAGTTTCCGCTAAGTGGAGTGAAGGCTTGGTGTGTTTTTAATGGAGTTAATGCTGGAACATTTTCCATAGAGGCAGGAAGTAATGTAACTAATATTACTAAGCTTGCAAGCGGCCGATGGAGGGTTAATTTTTCAATTACTTTACCTAACGCTCAGTATGGAGTAATTACAACCACAAGCATGTCCGATACTTTTGCATTTGGTGGAATTATAGGAGTGTCAACTAGATTGACCACATCAGTATTGATTAATCAGAGGGGATTCACTGACATTGGTATAGATGGAAATCCCATAACAGTGATGATATTACAATAATGCCTAATAAACCCTATCTAATTGCTCCAATGAGTTCTGGATTACAGAATGATATTGAGCCTTGGCTTCTTCCTGAAGATGCTTTTGCTAATTTGGAAAATGCGTATGTTTGGAGGGGAAGGCTAAGAAAAAGATTTGGTACTGCCTATCTTGGGGGCTCAGAGCTCACTTCAAGATTAAGAATGAATGTGGGTACAACTGATGCCAATGGAGACCTAACGGTGACTGTTCCAGGGACAATATTTGCTGTTGGACAAATGTTTTCTGTAGCAACTGATATTTTTACGGTAGTAGCAATAGGTGTTCCGGGCCCTCTCCTTTCAACTGGATCTGGAACGGGCACCTACAACACGACTACGGGAGCTCTTATAATTCTAGGAGCGGCTGCTGCCACGTCCGTATATTTTTACCCTTCTACGCCGGTAATGGGACTAAAAGAACGGGAAACAATAAGTGTAAATGTAGAAGGTACCGTTGGGTTTGATTTAGAGTTTGCATACACTCGTCTTGCTGGTGCTTGGGAATTGCTTGGACCCATTCCTGCAGCGGCGGGATATGGTCAGTGGAGTAGTTCAAACTCACAATTTTATTGGACTACCAATTATAGAAGCGCTGATCCTTATACCTCTGCTTTATGGGTAGTCAATAATAAACCGCAAGCTGCAGGGCCGCCTATTACCGATGGAATTAAGTATATTGAAGTAGGAAGTAGTGCTTGGGTAGATTTAAGACCTCAACTTGATTCTGGATCGACTAGATTTTTGGAAAGCTCCGCTATAATCATTGGTTATAAGGATAGATTGGTAGTATTAAACACACTAGAGGATGAATCCGGATCAGATAGGAGGTATGTAAATAGGGCTCGATGGAGTCAGAATGGAGATCCTACTGCACCTGCTACTGCGTGGCTGGATGACACCCCTGGTCGAGGAGGATACGTTGACGCGCCTACTTCTGAGTCCATCATTACGTGTGAATTTATTAAAGATCAGCTAATAGTATATTTTGAGAGGTCCACCTGGCAATTAGTTTATATCGGAGACTTTAGTCTGCCCTTTGTTTGGCAACAACTGAATAGCGAGCTAGGAGCGGAAAGTAGGTTTTCAATTGTTGGATTTGATCAGGGGGCGGTTGGTGTTGGTAATGTGGGCATTCATACCTGTAACGGGGTAAATGTAAAACGAATCGACCAAAAAATCCCTGATGAAGTATTTAAAATCCATAATGGAAATGATGGAAATGAAAGGGTATATGGAATTAGAGATTACTATCGGGAGTTAGTTTACTGGGCATTTCCAAGTCAAAATACCAATCCCGTATTCCCTACTAATGTTTTGGTGTGGAATTATGTTAATGATTCGTGGGCATTTTTTGAAGACAGCTTCACCTGTTTTGGGTATTTCCAGAATGAATCAGACTTAACGTGGGCAAATGTTGGTCAAAGGTATCCTACATGGGAAGAGTGGAACGCACCCTGGGGGAGCGCACAATCTCAAAGTTCTTTTGGTAATGTAGTGGCGGGAAATCAACAGGGGTTCACCTTTATTATAGATGCGGATAGATCTTCTAATGAGCAATCGCTTTATATTACTGATATGGTGCCCGGATCTAGCACTCTTACAGTTGTTAATCATAATTTGCAGTCGGATGACTATATCCTCATTGAAAATGCGCAGGGTATTACTGGATTAAACGGGATCGTGGTGAGGGTTTCCTCTCCCATTGTTAGTTCCAATTCTTTTACTATTGATACCCCTTTTGCTGGCACATATACGGGCGGGGGAAAGATTACTCGCATTTCAAATATTAATATAACTTCTAAGCAGTGGAACCCAGGTACACCAATAGGCAGGCAGTTTAGAATGCCTTATATAGATTTTCTGCTGGATCAGACGGTGAATGGGCAGCTCTCCGTTGATTATCTTATTGATTCTACTCTTTCATTTTCTATCCAGGACCAGGTGCTTACTCCCGTTTTATTAGGGTCCAATGTGCTATATACAAAACAGGAAGACAACAGTACGGTGCAGACAAATCAAGTAAGGATTTGGCATCGTTATTATCTTCAAACGGAAGGAAGCATGATCCAGATTAAGATATTTATGAGTGACGATCAAATGCGAGACTTGGACATTTCTCAAAGTGATTTTCAGATGAATGCATTAATTTTATATGTCGAATTATCGGGAAGGATTATAGGATAATATGAGCAGCAGTTTTTCGGGCAACCCCAACAATATCCTACCTACTACTTATATAATTCCTGAAGATCCTTCTGAAAAAGATCTGATGCTTCGGCAGTATCTAAATTCTATAGCTATGGCTACTAATTCTAAAGACTCGGGAATTTACGATTCAAATGAGACCGTAACGGGTCAAAAGTTTTTGCCGACTTTTAGCACTAATACATCATCTAATGCTAACTATAGAGGAGTATTGCGAAAGGTCGTAGACTTTGGGGCAATACCCTCATCGGCTTCTTCGACGGTGGCACATGGAATCACCACTACAGAGAACTTCAGCTTTGTTAAAATTTATGCTTGTGCAACAGATCCTGGGGTGTCTACAGTTAATGCGTCGATTCCAATTCCTTATATTAATACTGCTACTCCATCAGACTCGGTAGAAATATCAGTGGATGCAACTAATGTAATAATAACCACAACCACAGCAAATTATGCGTCATATACACGATGCTTTGTTATTTTGGAATGGATAACAGTAATATGATTAAAGTAGTGTCAAAAACAAACTTTACGCCTTATAATAGGGATTATTAAATTCTACCTAGTGGTACGCAAAATGGCCTTTCTCGACTTCCTTCTCGGTAAACCAGAACAAATGCAGCAAGTATCTACATTGACACCTCAGCAGCAATCAGCACAGCAGCAAATGCTGGGTGGAGCTCAGGATCAGTTCCCTCAAATGATGCAATTTCTTCAACAGATACTAGGTAATAGCCCCGAATTAATGAATCAATTTCAAGCCCCAGCCATGAGACAGTTCCAAGAGAATATCCTCCCAACCATCGCGGAACGGTTCTCTGGTATGGGCGCCCAAAAGAGCTCCGCATTTGGCCAGCAACTTGGCCAAGCGGGAGCCGGGCTGGCAGAAAACTTGAGTGCACAACAAGCCGGTATGAAGTCAAATGCAGTTTCACAATTACAGTCACTACTAGGTCAGGGAATGAATCCTACCTTTGAAAATGTGATGCGTCCTGCCACTTCAGGGGCCCTTGGAGGGTTGTTGGGAGGTCTTGGATCTGGTTTGGGTCAAGCAGGTGGCATGGCGGGGATGATGAAGCTACTTCCAATGTTAGGCCTGGGGGGCAAATAGAATGGTACAGATAATTCCACAGTCTGATTTGGGTCAAGAAATTGGTTCTTCCTTGGGCCAGGGATTATCTCAGGGAGCGAATCAGCTTCTTTCTATGAAGCTACAGGAGATGCTTTCTCAAAAGCAAAACTCTAAGCCTTTTTCAGTATTTGAAACGCAAAAGCTATTACAATCTGTAGGAAGAGACAGAGATTTAGTTCAATCGATGCCCGCCTCTTCTTTAAATGAGATTACTGAGAGGGCTAACCTTTACATGCCATCTTTGGGTAGAGATCAGGCGTTTATTCAAGCCCAGGAGGACGTATTTAATCCTGGAAAACAGCAGGGAATTCCTCAGACTGGCCTTCAAGTTCTTCAGGATGCTCGTCAAGAACCTAAAGAAAGCTTATGGCAGGCAACCAAGAAAGGGTTTGAGTCAGGAATCCCTGGAAGGGTTGCTGCAATTTCTAGTGGAGAAGGGGAAGAATCTTTTTCAAAACGAACAGGGCTTCAAAAGAAGGGCTGGGTTCGTAATCTTCTTCACGGACTAGCAAAATTCGGGACCGACTCTCCATTCTATGCGGGTGGGGGAGCTGCTGGTGCTGCTGCTGGTACTGCCGTAGGAGGTCCTGTTGGTGCAATAGTTGGAGGTGGAGCTGGTGCTCTTGCGCTTCCTGCAATGATTGAAAGCTCTCTTACCGAATATCAGAAGTTTATGGATAAAGGTGGGAAGGGAACCTTTGGTGATTTTGTGAAGTCTGCTAAACAGGTTGGTGGCGATACTACAAAGGCAGCTGGTCACGGTGCAATTCTAGGCCCTCTTTCCAAGTTTAGCTTAATATCTAAAGTCCCCGGAGGAAAAAAACTTCTTGAAATGAGAGGCGGACGAGCAGCGGGAAAGATTTTAGACACTGGAGTTCAAGCAGGTATATTTACAAGCGCAGTCGGTGCTACTGAAGGACGCATCCCATCTATGGATGAGTATGGTCAGAACCTTGCTCTCTTTTTGGGGTTAGATGTTCTAGGTAACGCTGGAAAATACGGAAAGAATGTCTACTCACAGCTAAAGAAGTCAGGAATAATGCCCGAGCGTGCTGGGGCGATGATTAAGGAAAAGGTTGTAGAGAAAGGTTATGACCTCAATAACCCTAAAGATGTAGTACGAGTAGTCAAAGATATTACTGCTGAACAAACGCGTGCTGGAGAGATAGCCTCCGAAACCATTACAGAAACAAAACAGCCCGTAAGATCTCCACGAGAGACCGCTGAGCGCCTTGCGGAGCGTCCTATCGATGAGTATCTTGATAGACAGCGAAAGGCTCAAGAAAGAAAAGATAAGCCTCTGACAGCCCGTGAAACAGCCAAACGTGAAACTGCACAAAAAGAGAGCCGTGTTGTTAAAGAGAAGCTTGATAAGGTTGCTAATGATATCGAGTTTTTAAAAGAACGATCCGAAAGTAAGATTTCTAGACAGCAACGATCCATGGTAGAACTAGGATTGGAGCAAAAGCAAAAAGAGATGTCTTCTTTAACCAAATCATATGAAGATTTAAAGGGTATTTCCGATAAAGGCCGTCGTCCTTTTAGAGAGTCTGAGGTTCGGGAACAAGCTAATAAGCGCCTAGAAGACTTACAGAAAATTTCTTTAGACCCGTCATCAGAGTCTTCAAAAAAATTAGAGCAAGATTTTTTAAGAGATCAGAAATATGTAGATCAAGCGCTTAAATTATCTGAAAAAGGTCCTCTGCCACAAGATACGTACAAAGATTTACGCATTCGTAGCTTAGAGCCATATCAGAAAGCGTACAAAGATCAGATAAATAAAGTGAAGCGTCTAATTGAAGAGTCTCCATCGGCCTCTCTTAGCCGCGAACTTGATCTTTTAAAGAGAAACTTAGATATCAATAGCGCTAAAATTACGAGTCAGATGGATAAAATTAATGCTTTATCTCAGCTTAAAAAGCCAGGTAGCTCATTAGTAAAGCAACATTTGAAAAATTTACGAAAAGACATTAAAGAATTCCAAAAAGACTTTGTGAAACAAGTGAAAAGAGAAGATGCTTTAAAAGTTAAAGTGGACCAAGAGCTATCAGATCGGATTCTTAAAAAAAGAGCGGACCCAGGACAAAGAACTTTAAAAAATTCTGACTCCTTATCACAAAAGTTCTCTAAAGAACCTTTAGATTCGCAAGTAAATAAAGAGTCTAAAAAAATGGGAGTTTCAAGATCTAAACTCCAAAACATTGTTTCTAAGTTAAAACCTGAAATTTCGGATATTATTAAAGAGTTTAAAAATGATCCTTCAAAGGGAATTAATAAAGCTCGTCAACTATACCGAAAACTTCCGTTTAAATACCAGGTTGCTGTTGGGTCTCTTATATCGGCGGGATTGTCAGAAGCTGGAGTACCTTATTACGTTAGATTTTGGTTTATACCTTCAAACTCTATAATAAGAGCGCTTGCCACTGGTATGGGAGGCGTTTTAAGAGATAAATATCACGACTTAGTTATGGATTCATATACTAAAAAATTAGTTGAAAATAGAGAAAAATCTCTTGGTAACGCCGAGCAGTATTTAAATAACATAAAGAAAAAATTGAAGCCCAAAGAGATAAAAGAAATAATGAAAAAATATCAAGATATTACAGGCTAAACAATCTTAAATTCACTGTATTTCCCATTCGTCTCATCCTCATTGTTCATTCTAGAGTAGATTGCGCCCATAATATACTTTGTAAGTGTGCAATTATTTTGAGAAGCAATCATCTTTATCCTCTTGTGCACTTTAGGATCTACATTAAATATGATTCGTTTCTGAGTAAGTTTATCTTTCATATATACATATATATACTAAACACGCTTAACATTGCTACTTAAAGATTGCAGGATTACTATTAAAATTATTTTTAATAACATAGGTATATTATGTCATTTGGTTCCCAAGTTCGATTCGATGCACTAAAACAAGTCCCCTTTTCCTCGATTGGGGTTAACTACCAGGTTATAGGAGATAAGGTAGGAAATGCATGCCGTCAAGTTGTGTTCAATAATGCTCTTGATCAAGCAGTCTATATCTCTTTTGATGGAGTAACTGACAATTTACGTCTACAGCCTAACTCTGTAAAATTATTCGATTTTACTTCCAATAAGGCGAGAGACAATGGATGGTTTCTAGATAAAGGGACCCAAATATGGATTAAACAAGTTTCTGCTGCTTCTTCAGTCGGAGATTTTTGGGTGGAACTTGTATACGGGAAGGGGGCGAGATAATGTCACAAGCAGCCTTACTTTCATCTTCATCATCAACGGTCTCATTAACTCTTACTGGTAATACCGGTGGAGCTGTGGGCCCAGACGGGTCAGACGATATTTCAGTCACAGGAACAGGCGCTTTAACAGTAACAGGGAATCCTGGTGCTAATACTCTTGTTATTAGTGGGGCTCCAATTGGTCAAAAAGTGATTGCCACGAGAACAACTCAAGTTACCACTCCAAATCTTATTGCCGATGATAATTCTATTCCGCAGATTGGTGAAGGAGAAGAATATTTAACAATAACAATGACCCCCGTAAGCGCTACTACTAAGTTAGAAATTGATGTCCAGTTTTCCCTCTTGGCCACTGCTGTTGTTACCGTCGGATTATTTAGAGATGGTGCTGCAGATGCAATTTATGCTACGGCTGTTAGCGCTAACAATATATTGCAGCATTTAAATTTTAGTTATGTGGCTGATTCTGTAGCTGCCGCATCTACTACTTTTACTGTTAGATTCGGTGCTGATAGTGACCAATCGACTGCGGGTGGCCAGCAAGGCGGAGTTAATACTTCATCAATTTCTGTTACTGAAACACATTTTTAATAAAAATAAGTATTTATATGAGCATACCATCGGGAAACCCACTTAATTACCCTCCGGGGTCTCAGTCTCCTATAAAAAGAGTAGGATCAAATAGAGCCCCTACATCTAAAGATGCAAAAAACTTTCGCGAAGGCGACGAGTGGTTAGACAGAAGTTCTAATGATTGGTACAAGCTTGCCAAGAATACACCCTCATCAGTTATCTGGGCACGAATCGGTGGGACAGGTGGGGCAGGAGATGTTTTAGTCGCTGGTTCTGAGGGTGGAAATTCGGCTAGTCTCCTCAATGGATTTGTAGGTGCAGGTGGAAGTTCTTTCTACGGTAATGGACGTCCAACATTTCCGTTCTTAGGCTTTTCATTTGATGTCGCGGGCTTAAATGGTGTCAATTATGGGACAGGAGGCACTGGTGCACATGTATCAACAGTATCAGCGGGGCAAGCGGGCGGAATAGGTGCAGGTGGAATAGTAACTATAACAGAGTATATCTAATATGACAGTACCAGGTGGATCGGCTTTAAACTATACCCCAGGATCGCAACCTGGGGCTAAAAGAGTAGCAATCAATAGAGCTCCGATAGCATCAGATAGAAAAAACTTCCGTGAGGGTGATGAGTGGTTAGATAAAAGTTCTAATGACTGGTACAAGCTGGCTGATATTACTGGTCTAACAGCTACTTGGGTAAGAATTGGGGGTTCGGGCGGACCTTTAGAAAGCTTTATCCCTGATTCAGGTACTTCTCCAGTAATTCCTAACGCTGCGAACGAAGTTACCATAACGGGAACCAATGGAATTAGTACTGTCGGAGGATTGAATTCCCTTACTATTGTAGGTTCTCCTGGAACTAATGAGTACCCCATTACACCTTACGTTGTAGGTCCTATTGGCCAGGCTGGTTATCAAACTATTCAGGCGGGGATAGAAGCGGCTAATTCTGCTGGGGGAGGTATGGTGTTTGTTCAGTTTGGTGTCTATACAGAAAACTTAACATTCTACGACAACATCCAGCTGGTAGGAGATTCCGAACAAGGTACATTTATCACAGGAGTCCATACTCCTCCAGCGAGTGGGACCTTAAATATCAATAGATGTACTTTCAACTCTGCAACTGACATTTTTAATAGCTCAGACGCCGGAACCACAACAATAATAGTTGAAGATTGTACCGTCAATTGCACCAACGGATTTACCTTCAACCTTCCAAACTGGACGGGGGCGATGGTAGGATTTGATCTAGGAGAATCTGGTGCTACTAACGATGGATGGGTAAATAATACAGGCGGAGGAGTAGTTTTTATGACTAATATTACTCTTGGAAAGGGAACTGTTAATACCATGGTTACTAGTGGATTTGTTGAATTA